TACGCGGCTTTGCCGAGGCCCTGAATGGAGCCACAATGACTACAGCCCCGTAGCCATGCTGTGTCCGCGACGCCATTCTCGTACCGCCAGTACGCGGGCAACGGGTCGACAACGACCTTCTCTGTCCCGTTCCCGTATCTACTGAAGGCCCACGTCAAGGTCTACCTCGGATTCAACATCCTGGATGGCACCTTCACCAGTGAGCTGGCGGATGGCGTTGGCTTCAACTGGACCAGCGGCACCCAGATCCAGACCGTTGCTGCACCTGCCAGCGGGCAGACGCTGACCGTCATCCGCCAGACGCCGAACACCACGCGCCTGGTGGATTGGCAGGACGGCAGCAACCTGATCTCTGACGATCTGGACATCGCTGACCTGCAGAACCTCTATGTGGTGCAGGAACAGCAGGACCGGAACGACGCCTCGGTCGTGGCCGGCGCCGCTGCCGCTGCGTCGTCTTCTGCTTCGGCTGCTGCTGCAGCTGCATCCTCCAACGCGGCGATCACAACTGCCAACCAAGCACTGGCCGCGGCAAGCGGCGTGGCGGCAAGCGCTGCAGCCGCAGAAGAGGCGGCGGCCCTGGCAAGCGCGGTTAGCGGGTTTGCGGTTGGGCTGATTTTTGGCGCGTCAGCTACGCCCCCTCGGCCAATGGCCGGCTTTGAGGTCCTGCTGATCCCCGAAAACGCTGCCTTCAGTGTTGGCAAACCAGGCCAGATCCCGTTTGGGGTTGGCCCGGTTCTTCCGCCTGGCGCCGCGTTCTCCGGCATCAACCGGAGTGACTACTTCCCCATTCATCACGCATCCGGGAGCTTCGTCTGATGCCTTCTCAGCTTTACGGGCCAACCATTCCAGGCCTCGCCATTCCTGAACACGATCACGTCTCAATGACCTACAGCGGCGGCAATCTCACCGGCGTTGTCTATCGGCAGGGCGGATCCAATGGCGGTGTCGTCGCAGCACTCACGCTGGCTTACGACGGCAGCGGCAATCTTCTCACCGTCACTAAGTCGTAGCCATGCCCAACTTCGCATTTAACCCATTCAACGGTCAGCTGATTCCTGCCCTTCAAGGGCCGCCTGGGCCGCAGGGCCCTCCCGGCGACACGTCAGGAGTTGTTGGTCCCCAAGGGCCACCAGGAGATCCATGGGCTGGCTTGCTTGACCTCGGATCTCCATCCACAAACAACGGCTGGATTTTCGATTTCGGAGGCCCTTCTAATGCAACAAGCGGTGTTCTCATCTTCGACTGCGGAGGCGTAGTCCAATGACAGTTCGAGCTCAATTCCGGCGCGGTACTGCTGGCGAATGGTCGGCAGTCAATCCGGTTCTTGCCATCGGCGAGCCTGGATATGAAACCGATACCGGCAAGTTCAAGGTTGGCAATGGTTCCTCGGGTTGGAACGCACTGCCTTATGCGTCCGGCCAGACCGGACCTCAAGGGAACCCTGGCCCTCAGGGTCCCCAGGGCGCACCGGGTAGCACCGGTTCGCTGCTGCTGGATGAGCTGACTGCGATCTATCGCAACGGCTCGTTCTCGGTTGGCACGCCTGGCCAGGTGCCCTTTGGCGTTGGCCCTGTCACGCCTCCCGGCACGGCGTTTCACTCCATCAGTGCAGACGCCTACAACCCCGTCCACCTTCCGTCAGGGAGCTTCTGCTGATGGCTGTCCTTCCGTCCACTGGGTTCCCTGCTACGGCATACCCAATCCTTCCTTCTCACAGCAACACACGGCTCAAGCAGTTCGATCTGCACACGCTGCCCATCGGTCGCCCCGGTGATCGCAGCTATGGCGGTCGCTCTGTAGTCGATCCCACCTCCGCTTCTCACATGTAAGCCATGGACATTCGTTTCTTTAAGGCTGCACCTGACGCCAACGTGCAGTTCCCCTCCATGCCCAATGACGGGTCCGAACCCGACTTCGTGGTGGTGGCGCTGGAGAACACTCTGGACCCCGACGCTAACAACCACACCGGCTTCGATTTCTTCGGAGCCTATGGCGATGGCGACGCCATCGACAGCTGGGCAACAGACCAGGGCATCACGGCGGTTAGCCAAGGTGACCTGCCCAACCCGATCACCTTCTACCCCGCTCCTTTCAACGAGGCCTGAGTCATGACTGTCATCACACCATTGCTCCGCGTCAAGGAGCGCATCGTTGGCCCTTCGGGGTTCTTCGGTATCGAGAACGAGTGGTACGGCTACCGCGATCAGTGGCGCTTCACTGTTGGCCTAGCCGGCATGAGCGGCTTCGGCATCGGCTGCTGCCCGCCTGAGCTGCTGCCCGCTGATTTCGCACCGCTGAGCAGCGGCACCTATGACCCGCTGCGCGAGCACCCCCACTTCGGGAACTACATCCACATCCCGAGTGCCTCGATCGTGTGCTTCATCCCAGCGCACTACATCGAGGTGAGCGCACCGGGTAACACCAACGCGCCCACCTACGGCACCAAGATCACGATCAGCGACACGCAGACCGGCAACGCCCGCCTGCCGCAGGCCTTCACCGACTCCGGTTCCAGCCTGATCGGTGTGTTCGTGGACAAGTACCAGATCTCCAACGGCAAGCCCGATGGATCTGGCTCCCCGAACCACACCAGCGGCCCCGGCGGCACCCCGCTCACCGGCGGCATCGCCGTGTCGCGGCCTCTGCACTGGCCTGTCAGCCCCACCACCAAGGACGACGGCGGCACCGACTGGAACAGCCCCTTCAGCCTGGTGAACAGCACGGCGCTGAACACCGCTGCTACCACCCCCGCCAACAACCTCGGTGGCGTGTGGGCCCTGGTGAAGACCCGCGGCGCAGACTTCGCCCCCTGCCCGATCTGGATCCGCAGCCAGATCGCCTTCCTGTCGCTGGCCCATGCGCAGGCCCTGCTCGACAGCAGCGGTGCTGCCATCTCCGGCGCCACCCAGAAGGCGGCCTGGATGGACGTGGCTCCCTTTGCCCCCAAGGGGAACAACAACAACGGCAGCGACGTCAACAAGTCGAGCCTGCAGTTCGCCCGCACCGACCTGACCGGCCACAACGGCTCTGGCTTTGCTGGTCGCAGCAGCCGCGCCTTCACCGGTGCTGCGCGGATCAGCGGTGCCCCTGCGGTTGAGCACACCACCCACAACGGTCAGCTCAGCGGCATCGTGGACATCCAGGGCAACCAGTGGGAGATCGCCGCTGGCCTGACCAACAGTGGCGGCGGCAACGGCGGTTTCCGCCTGTTCCCCAGCAGCGCAGCGTGGACCAACACCACGGGCAATGCCTCGATCACAGGCGCCACTGGCGTGCTGTCCCTGGCGGCTGAGAGCGGTGCTGCAGCGGATGACGGCATCTGGTTCGGCAGCGCCGGCTGGAGCTACCTGGTGCCCCACAGCGGCGGTACCTTCCACCCCTCCAGCAGCTTTGGTGATGCCACGCTGCGGGCGATGACGGAGACGTTGATCCCCCGGGAGCTGGGCACCAGCGGCACACAGACCAGCACCAACATCTTTGGTGGTGACGGCGTGTACCGCTCTAGCCCCAACGACTTGCTGCCGGCTGTTGGGGGCAGCTGGGGCGACACGGCCATTGCCGGTGTGTTCAGCGTGGGTCTCGCCTACACATCCAGCACCGCGAACGCCGTCAATGGGGCGCGTGCCGTCCGCCTTCTGGCTGCGTGAGCAGCCATGCGGGGGAGGCGACAGCCTCCCCTTCCTCTGACGCCACTCCGCCGGAAGAACAGGCCCTGGGCCTCGACCGCCGGCGGGAGCGCTACTGGCTCATCGAGCGGCGCTGCAAGGATCTCTGCCTCTACCTCGACGTTCTCACAAGGAACATGCCGCGCTATGAGAAGTACGTCCTCAGCGCCAAGATGCGTGAGATCGGGTATCTCTGTCTGGAGTTGGCCATTGCTGCCAACAAGAAGCAGCACAAGAAGACCGATCTCACACGCTTCAACGTGCAGCACGAGTTCCTCCGCCAGCTGCTCAACCTGGCAGTGGAGGCCAAGTTCATCGAGCCCAGACGACACCGCGTTGCCTGCGAGAAGCTCGATGAAGTGGGCAAGCTTCTAGGAGGCTGGCTACGCTCTGAACTCAGGGCGGACTCCTGACCTGCTGCCGAATGTTGGGGGCAACTGGGACAACACGGCCAATGCCGGTGTGTTCAACGTGAATCTCAACAACACATCCAGCAACGCGAACAACAACAATGGGGCGCGTGCCGTCCGACTTCGACACAATCACGCCCAGCGTCGGACCTCACGTGGGACCGGCCGTGCCGTGTTGAAGGGAGGGAGTTCGTCCTTGAGCCCACTGGGCTCTCAATAGCCGGGGAAGGCGATTCCAGTAGCTCTGCGACCGTCTCGCCATGCCCCACAAGCTCAGCAATCTGTGGCCCCAGATCGCCAGCTATGACGCGCTGCTGGACGCCTGGAAGGAAGTCAGGAGCGGCAAGGGCCACAAGCGGTTGATCCTCCAGTACGAAAGCAATCTGGCGGTGAATCTCTCCCACCTGGAAGCCAAGCTGCTGGACGGCAGGTATAAGCCACGGCCGCACTATGAGTTCTGGATTAAGGATCCCAAGCCCCGGCTAATCCAGGCGCCCTTCCTTGAGGATCGCATCGTCCAACACGCCGTCTGCAACGTGCTGCGCGTGCCCCTACAGCAGCGGTTAATCGCGCACACCTACAGCTGCCTGAT